GCAGATAGGGCATCTAGCTCTCGCACGTTTCCGCCCGCCGCCACTGCCGCGTCTTGAGAAGCAAATAAACGCTTTTCCAGTCCAGCCGAAAGCCCTTTGGCTAGCGGGTCTTTTGGTGTGGCGCCAATCAATCGGCCAAACGCTACTTTTTCCGGCCCCTCTTCCATGTTCTGGAATTGCTCAAACTCTTTTTGTCTTGCTGTGGTTTGATCACTCAAACCCTTGGTGTTATTTAGCACGCCAGTAAACGCCGTCAATTCATCGAGCGCGGCTGCTGGATCACGCCTAGCCAAATCAAGAAGATTTTGAGTTTGTGTGACATCCCCGCCGCGCTGCCTTATTCTGCTTACCCTGTCCTCCGCAAAAGATATAAATCCTGATAGATCGCCAGACCTAAGAAAAGCTTGGCCTATGCCTGCGTCATGCACAAAGTCGGAAATATCCGCCGCACTCTTGGCTCTCAGGGTTTCGCCAAGCCCTAACGCCACCTCTGGATCTATCCCCTGCAGAAGTTTTAGCGCATCACCGCCACCCTCTTTTAATGCTTGGCCAGACAACTCCCGAACCTGTCGCTTTTTTGCGTCTGCTTGTCCTGCCCGAAAGCTGCCGACAATATCCGGCGCCTTCTGGCTTAAAATTGCTTCTGCTAATACTGAGCTAACCATTAGAAACTCCCCGCAATGCTACCGGCTAAACTGGCCAGCTGGTTGTTTTGTTGTGCTTTTTGGTTGGCCGCTGAAATACTCTTTAAGCCCGAAAGCTCCGCACGCTGACCAATAGAGCTGGCCTCTTGAGTTCCGGCGCCTAGCCCGATATTGGAAACCTGCGTGCCTCTGCCGGAAAGTATCTGAGCCTGCCTAATACCGGAAGACTCATCAACGCCAGATAATGTAGAGCTGATACCCCTAGCAGTGCTTACAAGCGGCTCTAGCTGTGCCAACCGATTCTGTATCCTACCGGCTTCTTGCGCTCCTGCAAGCTGCTGAGCGCCTAACAGCGTAGCGCCTGAGCCTAGATCGCCTTGTGCGGCCGCCCCGCGTAATTGTGACTGCCCCTGTCTGCGTCTTAATTCCTCATCAAACTGAGAAACAGGTATTCCGCCGATTGCCTCCTCTTGTGCCGCATCGCCTCGAATGCCTAGCAGTGATTGCTGCTCATCAAATGCCTGAGTTCTTGCGAACTGTTCTAATGGCTGTGTTGCAGCTTCTGAAGCAAGTCCAGCCAGTCGTCCAGCCTCTCCCGCGCCCTGCCTTATAAGATCTTGACCAACCGGAGCCCGCGACTGAATAAGCGCGTCGATGTCGGAAAAGTTATTGCCTGGCAAGCTGGTCTTCTGGCCAAGATTAACTCCACCTATCGCCGTCTGCAATGTGCTTGAGTCGGATAGCGGGGGCGCAGAAGCTCCGCTCTGAGCAAGCCCGCCACCAAGCCCCTGAATAGTATTCTGAAGGCTGCCAAATAATCCGCTCATTGCCATTACGCTACACTCCCTCTAAATTGCGCCTGCTGTTGTTGCTGGCCAAATTCTTCTTGATCAAGCTGCTGATCTCGACGGCGTTGGTCGTCAAGAGCTGTACGGGCGCTTCTTAGCCCTAGCTCTTGGTTAATAGTGCCACCAAGCCCTGCTAGTGTGTTTGCCGTGGCTGTGTTGGCCTGCTGGCCTGCAACATCACCAAGTAATCGAGACTGAGCAGCGCCCGAGCTAAACTGCTGAAGTGCTGGGGTTTGCCCAACCAACACACTGGCCCGCTGAGCGCCCGAAGAACTGGCAATATCAGCCAAATTCTCGAAGCCTCGCTGCCTAATCCCTGCGACACCGCCCACAGCCGCCAAGCCTTGCTGGCCAGCCGTCAATAGGTTTTGCGTAATGCCAGGGGTAACACCGCTAACAGTTAAGTCGCCCTGCCGCTGAACCTCCGCACCAACAGGCCCGCTAATATTAAACAATTCCGGCCTGCTTAATATCGCCTCTGTTGATGCCGACCTAATTCTATCTGCAAGTGGGCCGCTAATTGGCAAACCGGATAATATTTGATCTCCCGCCTGCTCAAACCCTGCGACACCTTCCGTGAATGGCTCGATTCTACCGGCTGCCGCCGCCGTGCCTTCGCCAATAGCTAGGGCCGCCTCTTGCTGGGCTTGTAATATTTCACCCTCAGCTTCTACGCCAGCCTTGCCCAAAACCTTTGCGGACTGAATGGCTGCCGACTCCTGCCGGTCGCTGGCTTTCTTGGCCGCCTTCTTTTGGTCGCGCTGGCCTTTTACTGCGACCGCTGTTGCGACTACCGCTGTAGTAATTGCTGCCATTATCCCAGCCTCTTCGTGTATGTTGTCTCGGCTTTCTTATAGCCCATTTTTATATAAATCTGCTCGATAGCGTCAGGCATTGAAGACTGCATAAATATCATGCTCCAATACTTTAGCCCCGCATCTTTTGCCGCTTTCTCGATATGTTTCAGCAGGGCTATACCGTTCCTCCCTGCTCTGTGATCAGGATTAACCCACCACGCAACCTCGACGCCAGCAAGCACATCAAAGTTAGCCAGTAGCGGCCCCTTTAATCCGCAAGCAAATCCCTCGACCTTATCGCCCACAACCAAGACAGACATCAAGCCGCTATCCATACATGCCTGGGCCATCCCCTCGACAGCTTCCGGTTGATAGTCGTCATCGTATTGCGTGTGCTGCCAAAACTGGCTGGCCATTTCTACAATGGCTGGAATATCTGAACTTTTACCCGCTCTTATCATGCAACATCAAAGAACATAGTCAGCACTAGCCGCCCGTCCTTTGCTCCTTGTCCAAAACCGTTAGTAGGTAAAGCCATGTGCATCATTTTACCACTAAACACTAGCGCCCTGTTAGGTAGCATGTGGCACACATTATAAGCTGCCCAGGCTTCCTCGCTTTTAGTGTCGGCCCGCCATGTTTCTAGCTGCTTATTGTTAATTGGAGTTTCATTTAGGCCGGTCTTTTTGTGTGAAACAAACGCCGTGCCACCTTCGCAATCATCAAGTTTATTCAGGTAAAGCATCAGCGACAGCGCGCCATGACTGCAATCTGTGTGTGCTGCGTGTGGAGCCTTAACCCCCTCAACACTAAGCCGTAAAAACATAAAGTTGCAGGTCACTTTGCGGCCTGTCTCTATCTCTAGCCGGGCAATTATCTCGACTCTAACGGCTTCGGGTATATCTGTTGAGACGCCAGGATAAAACACGCCATCAATAGGGCTTTCCATCCCCGCATAATCTACGCTGTCGCAATGATCGCGCAGAGAATCAAAGTCAGCTAGAAAGTCGTCTACTATGACCTCAGAACCCATCCCGTATCAGCCTCGCCCGTTTCTTTAAAATAGATGCCAGCACCAACGGCTGCCGCTGTATCAACATACCATTTTCCGACACTAGCAACAATTGTGCCCTCCGGCGTGCCTGTGCCGGTGGCTGGGGCTGATTGATTAGCAGCTATTGTTACCTGATCCAGCCAAGTTTGGAAGGCTATTGTAGCCTGCCCATTCGGTGTCAGAACATCGCCCATGGATGGTGTAAATATTATTTCAGCCAATGTCAGCCTCTATTTTTATAATGGTGGATTTAGTGGGTGAAGCTACACCAAATGCTAGAACCCTAGAGCGCGGGAATCTACCAAGACGCCGCCATATTGAGCGCTGATTATATGCGCCAAGCTTACCCATAGAGCGCGAAAGAAAGCCGACAAAAGTACGCCCGCCATCATCAGACCAGCTAAGTGTTATTTGTGGATCGCTGCCGCCAATCGCCTCGATGTCATCGCCCGCCGCAGTTGTGCCAGTGGAGACAATCACATCATTAGCTAAGCCCACGCCGGACTCCACGACAGCCTCGATAGCCGCAACAAATAGCGGATCACCTTGATTGTCAAATGGCTTAGAAGTCACTAGGCGACGAATTAGCCGGTTATATTCAAGATACACATTCTCATCAAGAGCGCCGATAATACCGCTTTGCAGGTCGCCCACTAAGATGCGCCCGTATGCCTGCACCATTGAGCCAGCTCGATACTGTGTTATATCAGTGCCCTTGGTGCTTTGGCGTTCATGCCAGCGCTGATTGGTCGCGTCAAACACAAAGCAGGTATCGGGCAAGGTAATGCCATAGAAGAACGCGCCAGACTCAGAATAAACCCATGAGAATATGTTTTGCGCTTCGTCTTCGGTGAGCTTTGACAGCTCATTGTCTATTGCTGTTGTGCTTATCTTCTTTTTGCCGCCGCCTATAATCGTCCAGACTGCCGGAGACTCACTAACACCAGCACCCACAAACGCTATGGAGCCTGCGAATATAGCCACACTCTGAGGCGCAACCACACCAACATCAATAAACCCGCCGCCCATGCGCTGAAAAGGTGATGGAGCGCGGCCTATGTTTCTGAATATCTCAGTAGTTTCTGAGCCGATCACATAAAGCTGATTACGCAACACTGGCAAGGCTCTAATCTGGTCAGGGTCGCCCTCTGCGCTGGAGAAGTCTAACGGGTCATAAGGGCCGAGACCGTTATTAAGTGGCGAGTTGAAGAACTTCTTGCCGTCCGACTTGTGGAACACGAAGAAGCCATCAACAAAGACAACCGACGCCGCTGGCCCATCAAAATTAACATCAGTAATAACCACTAACGTATCAGGGCTTTCCGTGAAGATGTAGGTAACGCCAACAGTTGAGGCGTCCGGCACTGCAACCACACAAAGCTGCGTCCCGTTATCCGCAATGTAAACTCGGTCTTGGCCGTCTATGACTCCTAAATTGTCTACCGTGAAAACCTCAGCCTCCGAAACAATGGCTAGATTTAACCGATACAGCGAGGCACCCACCACAAAATAGGGAATGCCAGCCATAACGTGCGACCCGCGAATAACGCCGCTAGCCGAAGCCTCTACAAGCTCCACTAAGCCAGGCGTCAAAAACAGGTTGTCGGCTGTCACAGTATTAGACTGAGGCACGTTAGGGTAATAGTTTACACAGCGCTGATTACTAATAGGCAGCGCGTCCGAAACGTAAAACCCTTGGCTGATTGGCAGCGTTATTTTAGCCATTAGTCGGACACTTCCATAGCTGAGACGTTGGCGACTATGTTAGACGTACCCGTAATATTTGAGAAGATTGGCCGCAGGTTGTCGCCGTTGGTTAGCTCGACAAGAGCGCCAAATGGAACTGTTGTTGGCGCGGCGTTTTCAGTTTGCGCCCTAGACTTCTCTAAACCTGAATCGCTCGCCAGCCCGTTCCAGTTTTTAGCTAGGCGAACCTCCAAGATATTAGCGCCACCGCCAACCTTCGCAACAGTGGCCCGACCAGATACGCGCTCAGAAATGTCATTCTCTCCGGTATAAGTCATCACCCCGTCAGCACCGATAGTGAACCGCTCCGCTATATCAGAATCCCAGCTAACTCCAACAGCAGCGGGTACGCCTATCTCTTGCCAATCGCCAGCTGAGCCTGTGATTATTGTCTCAGACCCGCCAACTAGAAACATATCGGCAGCGTTGCGGCTGTCCTTCACGGGCGCGCAGTTGTTGAAGTCAAACCTAACATCAGATCGCGAAACCCCATCAAGAGAGGTAATAGGGCCGATAAATTCACAGTCCCTAACAATTCCCCTAATAGCTGGGGCAATGTTGCCGGAGTTTGGCAATCCTTTGATGCCTATACTGTCAGCCGTTAGGCCTATGTTTGCCATGTCCATAATCTCACAGGCTGTGGCTACGACAACATTACCCAGGTCTACGCCGATATATGTGGCGTTAGTGCTGAGCAGGGCAAACTTGCTAAGCGATAGGATGCCAAGCTGTGTGCCTCCGAGCGTGATGCCGTCATTTACGCCTAACCCTCTTGCTGAACTAGAATCCTGAATTAAAACGGTAGCCAGGTCTGTAAATGTGCCCCACTTGTTGCCAGCGACAGAAACGTCATCTTTTGGATAGGCAACGCATAGTGTGAGGTTAAAAATAGATGTACGGGGCACTGTGTCGCTAAGGTTAAAGAACTGGGCTGAATTTTCACCCCGAAAGGACATACCCGACCCGTTAAAGAAGTCTACATCTACACCAGTGAACATATCACCAGTGCCGGTATAGTCCCACAGTACGGATTGACTGGGGTTGCCGCTCACAACTGCGACATCCTTCCCCACAATAAACCGTTTTGAGGTCTGTACTGTCGCGCCCTGTACATAAACCTTTCCATCCTCAAGAGTAATAGTGGTTGCGTCTTGTACTGCGAAGTCCGACAGGCTGTTAATCGTAATCTGGTTGGCCGCTGGGGCCGCGCCGTCAAGCGCTATAGTGGCCGTACCTGTTGCGCCGGTAATGGTCACACCGCTACCAGCTACCAAGCTTTTAAACGCCGGAGCCTCGGCACTAACATCATCAACAAGAGCCACGCCGGTTTCGTCAAAGCTAAAATCAGTCGCTATTGTTAAGCCGTTCTGCCCTGAGATAGAGGCCGCAATGCCGAATCCCGCCTCAATATTACGGATAACATTTACGGAGCCCTGAACGTCAAGAACTGGAGCCGCTAACGGGTCGCCGCCCTGTTCTAAGGTACCGGTGACACCCAGATTTGTGAGCAAATCAGTAAAGGTGATCTTTATATTTTGGCCGGAATCCACATAGTCAAAGGTGGCCGAGCCGCTTATTGAGGTGCCGCCGGTAAATTGTGACTTCTTAACGCCTATAACTCGATTGTTCGTCATTATGGAAGCTCCGTGCCTGATTCTATGCTGATAAATCCACCAGACTCGCCCAATACTTCTTCGCTGGGTTCTGTGTAGAATGTATCGCCTATTGAATTGCTCGACTCATTGCCAGAACCTACAGGCAAAGAACTTGGGTAGAAACTTGGCCCGATACTATCTATGGCCAACATACGCATAACGTCTAAACCCTCTCGGGCCTGCTGTACTAATAGCGGGTTAAGTGCTGTGCCTGGGGCTGCGTATTGAGGGAATAAACTGATTGCTAGGTTTTTAACAATGCCATCTAGGGCGCCGTCACTAACGGTAATTGGTGAGCCTAAGCTAGTGACAGAGGTGTAACCAATGCTGATGCCTTGGGCTGAAAACTTCGCCATCATTCTATTTAGATAGCGTATGCCGTCCTGTGCTTGGTCAGCCTCAATAGGGGCCTCACTCGCCTGGACTAGAATCTCTTGCAATGCACTCTTGATTATGTCGTTCGCTGTTTCCGCCATCACCTAGAGCCTCTTTAATTCTTGCGGGTCGCCCGCGCTTCTTTGCCTTTACTCGCTCCCAGCCTAACGACTCGGCAAGCTTTACTGTTTCTTTTTCTTCGTTTGTCTCGATAGGGTTGCCACTTGGGCGCATCCACTTAATCATTGTGTCACCTGTTAAAAAGCCCCTCCCCGCTAGGAGAGAGGCAATCTATTGCTAAGGTTTAAGGATTACCGAATCCCTTACCAGAGAAGTGCGGATTAAGAGCCGCATAAGCTGGGCGGAAGTCAATACGAACCTTCTGCTGGTTCTCAAGGAAGCCAACACCTTTAGATACGCGGAACTGCAAGCCGTCTGAAGTGGTCGCAATAGTATCAGTGCTATGCAGCTTCTTAAGAGGTACAGAGCCTACAGAGAACGCCTGCTTGTGCAGAACATGTTAGGTTGAATAACCTTACTTGCCGCACCACCCAGGGTGATAACGTCACTTGCTGCGATAGCTGAATCAACAGTGTTGTAAGCGCCAGTTGCCTCAAAGATTGCAGGGCCGGTAATGGTGATGTTGCCAGCGCCAGAGCCGTCCAAAGTAACCGCAGTTGTCACGGTGCCGCTAAACACAATCGGAGCACCGGAAGCGTCAAGGATTACCTTGCGAGTGCTGAGGTTCAAGCGATTGCGACCAGTGATGGTTACAGTCTCGCCCGCTGCGATTACCGTGTTGGCACCGAAAGCAGTTACACCCACGACCTGGGTCATAGTGTCCTTGGCAGCAACATAGGTAGCAACCGGAGTACCAACAACAGTACCGGCACGATCCGAATCACTAAAAGTGCTGTAGCTTGGCAAGGTGGTGGCCGTCATTACGCGCATACCGGCAAAGTTATCGGTAATGGTAGCGTTCATGTTGGCGTCCATGCTTCCAGTCTCACCACCTAGGCTACGCTGGCTATTAGCCAATGAAGTCTGAGTGAAAGGATTGGCTGCATAAGTCCACTTCTCATC